GTTTCCGAAACTTAAAAAGTATGTTATCTAATAAAGGGTATAAAAATGCGTACTGGCTGCGCACTGAGACGCAAAAACTAGGCTTTCACAAGTGGAATTAGGAGATTATTATGGGTGGTGGACTACCAAGGTTCGTTCCAAAAGTTATTAGAAAACCAGTTAATAAGATTGTTAAGGCTGGCAGAAAATTAGGGGCAGAGGTTTTTGAGGAGGTTATTGAGAAGCCAACCAAAAAAATTGCTGCTGAAACTTTTGACGTTGTAATGGGTACGAATAAAGAAGAACGCCGTGCTATGTTGGATGGCATGCCACCACCTGAGCCAGCGGTTACTCCAGAAGTAACGCCAGAGGTTGTGCCTGATGATACAATCCTGGCATCTAAAGAACGCCGCCGTTCTGCTGGCAAAAGGTCTGGTGGTGCTGGCACAATCATGGAAGGTTATGGCGTAGCTTATGCAAAGCCTAGTTTAAATCCCCAACAGGAGGTGCTGCATAATGTCGTTCTTAAAACCAAAAGTTTATATGCCACCCGCACCACCACCACCTCCACCACCAGTGGAGGCCGCTGAAGAAGATACAGAACGCGCAGCAGCATTGTCTGAAGAAGCCGTTAAGAAAGCCCGTAAAAGAAAAGGTGCTGGGTCTACTATAGTTGCTGGTTCTGGCTTGGCTGGTGGCGCTGCGCCTACTACTGGCACTGGCGGCACACCTACATTATTGGGGTAATCTATGCACGATTTCATTAAGTCACTGGTAAAACGGTACGATTCACTAAAGACCCGTAGGGATAATTGGGATACGCATTATCAGGAACTTGCTGATTATATGCTGCCCCGCAAAGCTGATATTGTTCGCAAGCGTTCCAGAGGCGAGAAGCGGATGGAAATGATATTCGATGGCACTGCATTGCAGGCTGTCGATTTATTATCAGCTAGTCTTCATGGCATGCTAACCAGTGGTGCAACTCCTTGGTTCCACCTTGACTTAAAAGATGCAGACATAGGCCGTGATGATGAGGTGCGCGAGTGGCTACAAGACACCAGTATGCGAATGATGAGGGCTTTTGGTCACTCTAACTTTGAGACTGAAATCCATGAGATGTACGTTGACCTGGTTGTTTTTGGCACAGGCTGCATGTTTGTCGAGATGGATGACCGTGACTTACGCTTTAGCACCAGGCACATATCTGAGTTCTACGTTCAAGAGAACCAGTTTGGTATTGTAGATACAGTCTTTAGAATGTACAGGCTACCAGCCCGTCAAGCCGTACAAAGATTTGGCATTGATAATGTTGGCGACTACATTGCCAAGAAGTTTAAAGAAAAGCCAGATGACGAAATAGATTTGTTGCATGCTGTTGTGCCGCGTATTAACCGTGACCCTAACAAGCGTGACAATAAAAACATGCCGTTTGCGTCATTCTACATTGACATGCAAACAAAGATGCTGCTTTCCGAGAGTGGCTTCCAAGAGTTCCCGTACATTGTTCCGCGATTTTTGAAGGCAACTGGCGAGACAATGGGGCGTTCCCCAGCGATGACTGCGTTGCCTGACGTTAAGATGTTAAATCTTATGTCTAAGACAATCATCCAAGCTGCTCAGAAACAGATAGACCCTCCCCTTCTTGTTCCTGATGATGGATTCCTCTTGCCCATCAGAACGCAGCCTGGGGGATTGAATTTCTTTAGAAGCGGTACTAGAGAAATGATTACGCCGCTAAACACAGGCGCAAACATTCCTATTGGCCTAAGCATGGAAGAACAACGGCGTACAGCTATTCGTTCAGCGTTCTATGTTGACCAGCTTCTTAGTGGTGGCGCACCGAATATGACAGCTACTGAGGTTGTTCAGCGCCAAGAAGAACGTATGAGAGTGATTGGCCCTGTGCTGGGAAGATTGATGAATGAGATGCTTCGGCCTCTTATTGACCGTGTATTTGCGCTAATGCTGCGCAGTGACATGCTTCAACAGCCGCCAGAGATGTTGCAAGGGCGTGATGTAGACATTGAATATGTATCGCCGCTAGCCCGTGCGCAGAAATCAAGTAGCCTCAACAGCACTATGAAGGCGCTAGAAATACTGATGCCGTTGTCGCAGTCTATACCAGTAGCAGACCATATTGATGCTGATGGGTTGGTTAAGCATGTAACTGAGGCATTGGGTGTACCAAAGACTGCATTGAAGTCAGAGCGTGAGGTGCAACAGGTTCGTGAGGAACGCGCCGCACAGCAACAGCAACAAATGGAAATGATGCAAGAGCAACAAGACATACAGAACGCAGGCCAGCTTGCTCAAGCATCTAGGATGGTTAGTAAGTGACACCAGAGATAGAAAAGATAAAATTCCTTTACAGACAGACGTTTACCGCTGATGGCGCAACCAAAGTCTTAGAGGACTTAGAGGCAAGGTGTAACTATCGTGCTTCTAGTTATGTAGCTGGCGATGCCAATGCTACAGCATTTGAGGAAGGGAAACGTGCTGTTATCCTTCATATCCATAACATGATGAAAGAGGAATAAATGTCAGAAGAAACTGTCGAACAGGTAGCCCAGCCAGAAACTGCGACTGTCATGGAGACACCAGCAGAAGTAGCATCAGGTGGGTCTGGTAACGAGTTTTTAGAATTGATACCAGAAGAATTGCGTGGACACCCTAGCATTTCACCCATTAAAGATGTTGGAAACCTAGCCCGTTCCTATGTGAACGCGCAAAAACTAATCGGCGCGGATAAGATACCGATGCCAGTAAACCCTACAGATGAGGACTTAGACAGGATTTACAGCCGATTAGGAACACCAGAAGCAGCTACAGGATATGAACTTCCTGTTGATGGAAACATAATTACAGAGGAAGTTGCATCTAATTACGCAGATATTGCGCATAAGTTGCGTCTTACACCTGACCAAGCCAAGGGTGTACTTGATTACTACAAAAGCACTGTAGAGCAATCAGGTGCAGCTACAATGGAACAGGTTGAGATTTCCCGTGAAAACACTGAGTCAGTATTAAAGCAAGAGTGGGGCCGTGCTTATGAACAAAAAGTACAAGCTGCTTCCAGCGTTGCGCAAGAGTTTGCTGACCCAGAAATGTTTAACCTTACCTTACAGGATGGCTCAAAGTTAGGCGATAACCCTGAGTTTATAAAAGCCTTTGCAAAGATTGCTGATTTCCGTCAAAGCGTTACAAGTGAAGATACTGTTGCAGAAATGTCACAGTCGGGTATAATGACACCAGCTTCTGCCCAGGCAGAGGTTGACGCAATTATGAATGACAGGAGCCATGCTTATTGGGATAGGAAAAACCCTATAGCCCGTGAGCAAGCTGTAAAAAGGGTTTCTGATTTGATGAGCCAGATACATGGATGAGTTAGATTATCGTTCATTAAGGCTTGAAGTTTTAAGAACTGCGTTAGAGTTTGGTACGCAGAGAGACGTAGTGAATCCTGACCTACTCTTTGATAAATATTGGGAGTTGGTCATGCAGGGTAGCGGAGAAATCCGTCCTAAAGACAATCGGAAAGACGATAGCTTAATGGTAGCTAAAAAACCTAGAAGTGTCCGCAAGGGTAGCGCATCGCAATTACTGTAACTTAAACCTGTGAAAACAATGGAGACATGATATGTCATCACAAATCACCACGGGCTTTGTACAACAATATTCTGCGAACGTGCAGATGCTATCACAGCAGATGGGTTCTCGTCTTCGTGATGCGGTGCGTATTGAGAATGTTATTGGCAAAAATGCCTTTATTGACCAAATTGGTGTAGCGACAGCGCAGCTTCGTACATCAAGAAATGCCGACACACCTCAGATTGATACCCCACACGGGCGTAGACGTTTGAGCCTTGCTGACTATGAGTATGCCGACCTTATTGACGACCAAGACAAGGTTCGTATGCTTGTTGACCCGACTTCATCATATGCCCAAGCTGCTGCGGCTGCTATGGGTCGTGCGATGGATGATGTCATCATTGCCGCTGCAACAGGTACAGCCTCAACAGGCGAGACCGGTAGTGGTTCAGCAACCCTAGATGCAACAGCCAACTCTGTTGGTTCAGCATCATCAAACGATGGATTGACCGTTGCAAAGCTAACTGAAGCAAAGCGTAAGTTAGACCTAGCAGACGTTGACCCTTCTATCCCACGTTACATTGCAGTTGGCCCAAAGCAGATTGAAGATTTGCTTGGAACAACTCAGGTGACTTCATCAGACTTCAACACCGTTAAGGCGTTGGTATCTGGCGATGTGGACACATTCATGGGCTTCCGCTTCATCATGTCGAACCGCTTGGCTGTTTCTGCCACAGATGTTCGCACATGCTTTGTGTGGGCTGAAGATGGTCTTACATTAGGTATGGGCAAAGACATTTCTGCCCGTATTGATGAGCGTGCAGATAAAGGTTACGCAACCCAGGTTTACTATTGCATGAGCATCGGTGCGGTGCGCATGGAAGAAAACAAGGTTTGCCAAATCTTCTGTGACGAAACCCCTGACTAATAGGAGCTAAAAGATGACTACTAAAAACTCAGACTTAGTAGCGAATCTTGAGGCATCCCCTCAAGTCGCTAACGATGCCCAGGAACTACACGGCGTAATCCGTGTGGCTCAGGGAAACGTAGCCTTGGCTGCTGGTGATAGCACTGACGATGATATCGTTATGCTTGCACCTATTCCAAGCAACGCATCCATTGTATCTTTGCAAGTAGGCACTGATGCTTTAGGTGGAAGCTGCACATACAATGTTGGTATCTACACAGATGCTGGCGCTGTTAAGGACGAGGACTTCTTTGCTACTTCTGTTGCCGATGGTGCAGCATTAGCAGAGCTTCGTTATGAGGCCGCTGACCTAAACACTACAGGCCAGAAGATGTACACAATGGCTGGTGATAGTTCTGACCCAGGCGGGTTCTACTATGTTGCCGCAACTTTCAATGCGACAGGTGGAACTGCTGGTGACATGGGCTTTGTCATTCAGTACGTTGTAAACTAAACAATGTGGGGGGCGGTTCTGCCGCCTCCCATACATTTTTGGAGGGGATATGATGAAGCCGTGCGGAGACTTCCGCTGGGATTTAGAAGTAGGTCAGATAGCTGAACAATGGCTGGGCGGCATACTCAGTGGAAACACTATAGAGGTAAAAAGGGATTTTGTAGCTTCACGGACGGGAAATGTGTTTGTGGAGTTTTTTTGTAGAAACAAACCAAGTGGCATAGCTACAACACAAGCAACACATTGGGCGTTTATACTTGATGATGAAACTGTGGTATTGTTACCGACAGAGAAGCTAAAGATTATAGCAAGAGAAGCGTATAGGAAACGCGGCCCCGTTATGGGCGGCGAGAAGAATTTAAGCAAGGGCGTACTGATTAGAGTTGAAAGGCTAGTAAACCATGCCATCAGTTGTTGATATATGTAACCAATCACTAGACTTGCTAGGCGCTGCTACTATTACAGCCCTAACAGAAAACTCTAAAGAAGCCAGGCTTTGTAACAGAAACTTTGATTTAATCCGAGATTCCGTGCTACGCGCACATCCTTGGAACGTGGCTGTAACTAGAAAGTCATTACCTCAAGACAGCGCAGCGCCAGCTTTCGGG